TCACGCGAATTCTTCCAGGATCAGGATGCCATCCGCGCCATCGCCGCCGGAATAAGCCGTACTGGTAAACCCGAGGTCATACGCCTCCACCTCGGAAAAATGGATGCCGCGCCGGCGCAGCGCGGTAACGAAGTCTCTGGTGTGAAGGTACTGGAACCCCTTGGAACTGCGCAAAACCGACTCGCGGAAAGCCGCAGTGATGTCTGACTGTCGAAGCATGATCTTCCCCCATAAACACTGTTTTTATATACAGTAATTTTAAGTTGGTGGCAGATCAATGCTGGTTGTGGCTATCAATCCCTGCGTCAGTAGCAAACTATTGTTTTAGCTATAGCGCCCATTAACCAGGTTGATGTCATCTGAAAGAATCTCGAAGGCATTTTTACTTGTTAGCGTCAGGTCATCTAGTCGACAGCGATACACTCCACCATTCACCGAGAGTGATGTCGTTGTTATTTCAGCATCCCCCAGCCGCGCCAGAGTAATTGCTGCCGGATAAGCAACAATCGCTGAGAATGAGCTCTCATACTTCAGTACGCCATCAAGGTAGAGGCGCGATTTCTGCATTGTTCCATCAGAAGAAACTACGCGCTCAACAGCAACCTGGTGGACATTCCCATCAAAAAGCCCTGACAGGAATGAGTACGCATTAATCACCTCTCCGTGGTTAATCACCTGCAATGCGCTCGCGGCAGTTGTGGAAGAGAATGTCGGGCGCAGCCAAAACAGCGTGTTCGCTGCGTTACTGGGTGTGCCATTTGTCAGAGCCACCAGGAATGAGTTGGAAGTAGCAGCAGCAGCACCTGTTACTTTCAGCCAGAACGTATACAGATAATTTGTCATCCCTGATGTGATCCTACCCACGTAATATGGACACAGGCCTAAGCGAGGTTCTTGTTTTCAAATTGTTCCGGACTGAGGCCGCCACACCAACTGTGCCGCCGCCACCGATTGTAATCACATTCGATATAATTAAACACCGTTGCCCGCATTATTTCCCGGCTGATAAAGTGTTCTCCATGGATACATTCCACTTTCAGCGAATGAAAGAAGCTTTCCACGCAGGCATTATCGTAGCAGCAACCTTTTGCGCTCATACTTCCACGCAGATTATGCCGCTTCAGTTGCGCCTGATAATCTGCTGAACAGTACTGGCCTCCACGGTCCGTGTGAACGATAACGTTCCGGGGCCTCTTACGCCGCCACAGCGCCATCTGCAGGGCATCGCAGGCCAGTTGCGCCGTCATGCGTGGCGACATTGACCAGCCAATAACGGCACGTGACCACAGGTCAATGACCACTGCCAGATACAGCCAGCCTTCATCTGTACGTAAGTACGTGATGTCTCCTGCCCACTTCTGGTTCGGGCCACTGGCGTAAAAATCCTGCTCCAACAGATTTTCTGACACAGGCAGGCCGTGTGCGCGGTAGCTGACCGGGCTGAACTTCCGGGAGGCCTTTGCCCTCAGTCCCTGACGGCGCAGGCTTGCCGCCACGGTTTTTACGTTAAAGGGGTAACCCTGAGCACGCAGTTCATCCGTCAGGCGTGGGGCACCGTAACGCTGTTTTGACCGGGTAAAAGCCGCGAGGACAACGCTGTCGCAGTGTTGGCGGAACTGCTGACGCGTGCTTATCCTTGTCCGCCGCTGACACCACGTATACCAGCCGCTGCGGGCCACCCGGAGCATGCGGCACATTGCTTTGATGCTGAACTCAGCCTGATGTTTTTCAATAAAGACATACTTCATTTCAGGCGCTTCGCGAAGTATGTCGCGGCCTTTTGGAGGATAGCCAGCTCTTCATCCCGTTCTGCCAGCTGGCGTTTGAGACGTGCAATCTCGGTAGACATCTCCAGTTCACGTTCAGAAGACGTCTGCTGATTTTGCTGTTTACTGCGCCAGTTGTAGAGCTGTGATTCATACAGGCTGAGTTCACGGGCTGCGGCAGTAACACCGATGCGTTCAGCAAGCTTCAGGGCTTCACTGCGAAATTCAGGCGAATGCTGTTTACGGGGTTTTTTACTGGTTGATACTGTTTTTGTCATGTGAGTCACCTCTGACTGAGAGTTTACTCACTTAGCCGTGTGTCCACTATTGCTGGGTAAGATCATAGCTCCTGCAGGCGTGTCAGCATACGGGGGTTATCAACCATTGAATGGCCCCACCCGCAAATGATCGGCCTGGACATTACAGAGTGCTCAGTCAGATCATTGATATAGCAATAATACTGCCCACCCGGTGCGCGATTAGTCTCCCTGTCCGATTGCCAGATAACCTTATCACCATCAACGCGTGGCAAGGTTTCATTACTGGATGTATTGGTTACACGAACCTGCTGACCTGTATCGCGATCAAACAGGAAAATCTGCTCATAGCCTTCTTTCTCTTCGCTAAATGCAATGTAATCAGGCTGACCTGAATTTGTCAGGTCCGATGATTTCAGCGACTCGATAACAACCAGGTTTTCAGATGTGGATGCAGAAATGTATCCACTATCTGCATACTCATCAGGTGAGAGAAACGTTACTGACTCTGGAAGAGGTGATAATGCGTCAGTAACACCCTTTACCTCTGTAAAATCGCTTCCTTCAATTACCGCATCGCCAACAACAATTTTGCTAAAATAAATGGTGGTGCCTTTAATGCCAACAATAATTCTATTGTTTTCAGAAAAAGTTGCTGAGTCATACCCTGAATCCGAAAATTCAGATATATCGACAAAAGTCGAAGCCTGTAAAAAAGGAACGATTCCAAGAAGGCTCTGCCCGGAAATTAAAATGTCGTTTCCTGAAAGGATTTCAGCAGCGAATTGATCTGCGCTGATTTCCCCCGCTCTGATTTTTTGGAAAAACCACTCGACACCTTTCCTGGATAGTAGTATTTTTTTATTTTCATCTAGTATAGCCTCTTCCACCCCAGAATCTTTATATTCATCAGGAGGAAAGAACTCTGACGCCTGTGTTATATTTAACAAAGGAGAGTAGGGATCAATAGCATCATCTACATACTTCTTAGATGGCATTTTTCTACCGGTGGGCTCAAGAGTGCCACCATTGTTAATTACTTCAATAGCCAGCGCGCTATCGTCAGGGCTGCGGTAATACGTGGTAGAACCCACCGGGATATTCGCTATATCCGCCTGCGACGCTGCCAGCGTCATGTATTGCCGGCTGAGAGGGATCAGGTTTTGGCGGGCTTCATCAATAACAGCGTCGGTAGCAGCTGCCATTTTTTTAGTAGCCCCAATTATCGTATCCTGGGCGTTACCAAAACGATCTATAAAAGTATCGCTTTCGCTGTTCAGGAAATCATCGTACGCCAGGGCGTTATCATTCAGATCCTTCATGCTATTTGAAGGTCTTGGATTGCCGGTATTATATCTTTTGTCCATACCTGTTCCTGTCTTCATCTTTTCAATGAAGCAATTAAGATTGACGACCCGCCCCTTCAGGGCTAACATCGCCTTACGTGTTTAAACGGTTAAGTAAGAGAATGATTTTAATAAATAAATACACTCCTCCAACGCAGGAAGATTTAGCCAGACTGAAATCCGCAATAAACTACTCCGGAAACCAAATGGCAGGGCTCGCAGGTGTAGCCAGCGATAGCCAATGGCGGAAATACACTGGCGGAGAGAGCCCCAGGGTAATGTCAAGACACATACTGTTTTATATTGCAGCTCAGCTTGTTCTGTCTGATGAGCAACTTAACAATGTAATAAATAAAATGCGCGATATTGGCGCGGAGATAAAATAATGCTTGGCCTAATAAGGTTTTTTTTGGCATCGTGCGTCATTGCTTTTCACTTAACGGCTCGCATACCTGCACTTGGCAACTTTGCAGTGAATTGCTTCTATGTTATTAGTGGTTTTTTAATAACATACATTTTGCATGAAACATACAAGTTCAACTTCTCTATGTTTTGGAAAAATAGAATACTGAGGTTATTCCCGGCATATATATTTTTTCTCGTCATGGGCTTTCTTATTATAAAATTAATTCCATCCGCAAAGGAATTCCACTCAAACTGGACAGGCAATTTCTTACCTGGAGATTTATTAGGAAACCTCTTAATCTTCCCCTGGGCTTTCCTTTCTGATAATGCTGTAGCAAATCCATTCGGTGCCTTTTCATCCATTTATCACTTTGCTATTGATGGTAATAGATTCAGAATAGTCACATCATCATGGTCAGTGGGTGTTGAGATAACATGTTATTTTTTATTGTGGCTTTTCATAGCCCGAAATAAATTTACAGCCATTACGTCGATTCTGCTTTCACTGCTTTATCATGCTTACGTATATGTAGTACACCATTCTTTTGATATGGCGTATTTCCCATTCCTTGCTGCAACACTTCCTTTTAGCATGGGTTCTCTGGGTTATTTTGCCCATAGAAAGTTCAAAGCTATGTATCTTTCTCCACACAAAGCTTTTTTAATAACATTTATTTGCATCGGGATTTTTATTACCAATTGGCATTTATATACAATTAATGCATTAGGTCAGTACAACATAATACTTTACTACACCAATAATGTAATAGCATTGTTTACAACCCTGGTATTATTAAAAATAAAGACAAACATACATCTTGAGAAAATACTCAAGTGGTTTGGTGACCTGGCCTATCCAATTTTTCTTTGTCAATATTTTGGTGGATTTCTAGCATGGCTTGCTATTGGTGGTGAAAATCGTGGCTTATCCATCTTTTTATTAGGCTACCCAATATCAATTGCACTTGGGATCGTTTGTGTAATATTAATAGACAAGCCACTAATTAAAATTAGAGCAAAAATAAGGGCGGACGCTCAAAGCAAAAATAATCAGGAAAACTCTTCAAGGTAAACTAAACCATTCGCTCCTTTTCCTGATGAATAGTTACCATTCCCCCCGGCACCACCTGAGCCGGGGAAACCGCCATCATCGCCAGAACTACCGAAGTGGCCATTGCCACCCGTTGATGAAAATGCAGATCCTCCAGCCCCGCCAATAAAAGCATCAGAACCATAATACAGACCACCTTGAGATATTCCGCCAGTAATATTTAAAATGTTCCCGCCACTTCCGATACCTCCAGCAGGAACTGTAGCCCCGCCACCACTCCCTCCAGTAGCTGAGATTAAACTCCCGAACCTTGTATCACCACCATTCCCGCCTTTAGACGAGACACCAGCAGCAACAGCACTGCCACCAGTACCTATCGTCACAGATATAGTTTCGTTATCAGAAATATTAAATAACCCTTCCGAAAATCCACCAGCACAACCTCCAGATGCGCCCACACTAACTGGAGCATTCTGGCCACCTCCCCCCGCTCCCCAAACTTTCACCCGCACTCTTTTCGTCCCTTTAGTTGGAGTGTAAGTCCCTGACTTCGTAAAGGTGACAATATTAAGCAGGCGACCGCCACCAATCGCTTTATGAACCTGTGAATCATCATCAGGATCAAGCTCAAGCCCCGCGCCCTCAACAACGTTTACCAGCTCACGCTGAAAGGTATTCATCATCTCAGCATTAATTATTGTCGGTGAAATACCATTAGCGACATTACCATTAGTGTATTCACCATTAGCATCAGCGGTGTCAGTTGTACTGCCAACTTTTCTCATATAAACCTTCTTTTTAAATGTCTGAATTAAACGTAACCAGAAGCGATATCAAATATTCTGGCAAACTCAGGCGTGACTTCGTAAACCCCCTCATCGTTAAAACCGAAATAGATATAGCCGAATTTGACCAGGGTGTATGAGGGGGCGAGGGCATTAATCCGGCATTCAAGCTGACGATTACCCCAGGAACGTAATGGATCGCCACAATAACTCAGACCTGCACGGGCATAAGTTATCGTTGTGTCTTCCGCCTCTACCAGCCAGACAAATGGCCAGTCATCCCCATTTAGCCCGTCACCACATACCGATAAGCCAGCACGCGCCTGCCGGTATTCCTTAATCGAAATCGTATAACCCATTGCTGCGGCAATACTGATGAAATAGCTCTTTGACTGCCCGCCGGTACTGATGAGTTTCGATACAATGGCAGACTGACGCTTCGCAATAGTATCCACTTCGCCAATCGAGCAATCATCAGGTAAGCCGAGTGTTTTTTCCCACTCGGTGAGCATAATCGTCGCAGTTTTTGGAAAGGCACCGCGCAGCAATGCAAGTGCGTCGTTATCACTTCGCTGGAAACTGGCCGCAATGGCCCGCAGTACAGCGGCCTGAACAGCTTTTGGATCCCGTGTCCACGCTCGGCCGGTGGGGATAAGCGCCTGCAGTGCCTTCTGATAATCGTCTGTTGAGAAAAGGCTCATGTGTAGTTCACCTCACCACGAACAGCCAGCTCCCCAACTCCCGGCTCAATATTCGCAGAAGGCGACACAAGGATATAACCTGAAGTACCGGCAACATCCCCTATCGCACGGTTGAGATCTGAAAGGTAAATTTTCCCTGTGCCGAGCGGGTTAGCAGATTCAAACAATACCCCGTCAATCGCATCAGCAATGGCCGCAGTCGTTGCGCTGTCGGCATCAGATATCCCGCTTATTTCAAAATCGATAACGCGTTCGATGGGAGAGCAGACATAGTTAAGGGAGGTAACCGGCGCAAGCGGATACATATAATCGGCAACTCTCCCCTGATCCCCGGTGGCTTTTACAGCCCCCCACTCTTCCAGTTGAGAGACACCGTCAGTTCCTACAGGGAATCCATGATTGGTTTTATCATCGCCGTCGCACATGATGTAAATCACCACGGTACCCGGCCCCATCCCCCGGCGCCGTATCCATGCCCTGGTAATCCCCGACACGGATAAAGCCCAGCTTTTATAATCAGTGTCACTCCCGCCCTGCGGGGGATTCTGATACGCCAGCAGACCACGTAATCGGAAATCCTCTTCACTTTCAATGTTGGCGCCGCCGGTGGCGGGCTCAATCAGCGTAACCGAGCTGTCTATGCCGGGGGCATTAGCATCCAGTGTAAGAATGGTGCCAGCATCGGCATTTCCGGAAGCGCCTCCTCCTGTCACATCGTCTGTGATATCCGGCAAAACCGCTGTTACAGCAACCGACGCACTGCCAGCAGTGTTTATCGTTATGGCATCATCGGTTGTGTACTGGTAACCATCATCACGGTTTAACACCGCCCCTTTTGACAGTGTTTTCCCCGGCGTTCCGGTAACGGTCGCCGCCGGAGAGCGTGCTGCCGTTGCGGCTTTTCGGTAAATCTGCTTTAGCGCCATCCATCCGGCAAGCCACTCATCGGTAGAGGTGAAAGGCGTGCTCTGACGGGCAATATAATCCAGGTAGGCGTAGTGCAGATGGGCCATGCCCGCATCCATATCAGCGAGCACCTTAAGGTTGCCAAACCGTAACAGCGCGCCAACACTTTCAAGCTCTGCCTGCATAAACTGGCGATTCTCCTGCCGGAGCTCGCTCAGTGTTTTCCGCTTAAATGGCATTATTCAGTTGCTCCCATAGCCAGAAGAATTTGAACTCCTGCCAGTCCCCCGCCGGCGGCAAATACCGGATGATGAGGTTCAGCCTGTTCGGGAAAACAATCTCTGACTGAGCCTCTATCGCTGCTGCAATACCATCCGACTTCATCCAGGCCAGAGCCTCTTCGGCATAATCTTCAGCTCTCATCGCCACTTCGCGCGTCAGTTTTTCACGCCGCAGTAGCCACAGCCTTGAGCCAATATTCCGGTCGTTGCCCAGATCCCCCCACCAGCCGCGGCGGTCAGTTCCTTCATAATCATCATCAGCGCGCGCCAGTCCGTCAGTAAACAAACTGATAATTATGGCCGTGTGCATATCATTCTCAGATGTCAGTACGCCGTTACCGGTTTGCCAGTCAGCATGAATGGCATCCACATCCCAGAATGAGGAAATATCACTCATACCTGACTCTCTGTTTTTTCGCTTATGATCGTGCTATCGCCGGACTGAACTTTTTTAACGTCATGGTCATGATCGTTGTGAGCATCCCGCAGCGCTTTGAGCGTTGAATTGTTCGTCTCGCAGTTATCGATGATGTCACCCGTCACCAGGAGTTTGGGGGTAACCAGCTTTACCTGTTCCGTTGCCGTCGCGGTGATGTTTCTGGCATTATTGATCTCTACATCTTTGCCTTTCGCATCAATGAAAATTCCCTCCTCGGTCAGATGAATATTCATCCCCTGCTGGTTATAGACCACGGTTTCGCCTGGCTTAAGCCCGGTATACCGGAAGCTTTGATGGTTAGAGGCAATGACGACAGGACTGGAGCGGTCCCCGCCGAGAAAGGCAATAAGCACATCCGATCCCGCCGGTAACCCCGATGAAAAACCAAAATCAGAGAGCCGTGGGGCGCTGGCCACTTCCAGCGGAGTCTGGTACTGGATTTCCTGCACAACCCCGCTATCTTTCTGCGTGGTAATACGGCCAATGCCCAGCATGCCGGCGATGCGCGTGGTCGATTTCTTTAAATTTTGATTCATTGGTTTAGTCCGGGTATTTGCTGGTAGAAAGCATAAGGCTGGACAGCGAAAGCCTCCGGGGGCATCAGATAAAGGCGCGCATGGGTGCCGTCACTGTCTCTGATATAAGTCACCTCTGCGATAAGCAATTCGGTGTCAGGCAGCTGCAGACTCGGGATGTTGACCGGGATAAGCGTATTCGGCTCCCATAATTTCCCGGATTTATCGCGCCAGGAATCAATCGTCACCGTTAACTGACGGGAACGGCCGTATCGGCGGTTCATCTCCCAGTCAATCGCTCGCTGAGCCTGTTGTGAAGCCATCAGTGTACTTTCAACAATAATGATCCGTTTTCGGTAACGCATACTGGCCGCCTCAGGATCGCGGGCCGTCGCCAGCGTCACCGAATCATAAGCCGTATCTGGCGAGAATCCTGCAATCGGCGAAATGCTCATCGATACGCCGACGTAATCAGAAAAGCGGTCAGCCATCGAACGGCGGTAATAAGCCTGTTCGATATTTACCCCTTCTGCGATACCGCTGGCCGCGCGCTTTGTCCCCACCCGGGTCAGAAATAAGTTACCGTCAGGCTGATCGTAATAAAGCAATGCCGACCAGCGGGAGACACGATCAAGTATTTCCTGTGGCGATTCCCCCCAGTTCAGGGAAAATTGCGGAACTTTCACCAGATCATCAACGTCTGTACTTACGCCAATGTTGTAATGGGATGCGAGGCGGGAGGCAATATCAAGCGCATTACTGTTATTGATGACGTTATTTGGCCATTCAGCAGAGCAATCAACGAGATCTGCGCACTTACTGCGGCCTGAGGCTCTGACTTCATGGCGCGAACGGGAAATAGCAGGCGACCAGTCATCAACATACCCCGTCACTACCAGGTCGTTACCAAGCTTTACCTGACAAGGCATCCCTTCCTTTACCAGCTGCTTCTGGTCACTTCCCGGAAAATAATCCATCAGTCCCAGGTCAAAATCGGAGGGAAAACGCTCAATGCCACGGGTCACCCGCACAGAGTCCCATCCTTCAATGATTTTTCCGCCCACTGTCAGGGAGACAATATCCTGATCATTATCCGTACTCATTGTCTCAACACCTTCATCGTCGTCGGCATAAATGCCGGATGCGGTACGCTGGCCTCCTGTATCAGTTCATTTGCCCGCGAGGCATCCTGATACAGGCGGTTGGCCAGTACCAGGGCAGGAACCGGCACCGCAGTATTGATTTGCATCAACTCACTCAGTCCGGATGAAGTCTGAGCCATGGTATTCAGAAAAGCGGTTCTCACGTCCATCAATGCCGTATAAAGATCATCATCGCCACGGTCGCCCGCCAGTAGTAACGCGGTATCCAGTTGCCCGGCCACGCGTTGAGTGATTTCTTCGGCCTCATTACGACTGGTTGGGTTGTAATCTGCAGCAGCATCCGTCATGGCTCCGGTACATAGCACTACGATCAGCGTGTTCATGGTGCCAGCCAGTTGCTGGCTGCTTTCGGAACGCTGGTATCCGGTACTGGTTGAAGCCGCCAGTTTTTCAAATGCGGCAATTTTGTCACTCACGCTACCGGCGCTGGACAGAATGCGATTAATCACATCGGCAACGCCCTGAACAAATTCCTCGACCGATACAGATTCATTCAGTGCAGCCGTTGTATCGAGCACAGCCTGGCGATCCATCACCGCCCGGGCGGTAACCTGTTCAGACAATGCCTGATGGTCTTCTGAGTCATCGGCATCACGATTGCCGTTAATACCCGAAGAGCTCCCGCCTACGGTCCCCTTGCTGTACCGCCCGTAACGATTATTCCCGAAAGTAGAATCCAGCACGTTACTGACGTTTGTTACCTCACTGATGGTGTTATCCACCATATTGGTCCAGAACGTCACGGTTCCCCTGATGGTCTGAATCCCCTGCGACACACCGCGGATCTCGCTTTTAATTCTCGCGAGGGTACTGGCAACCGTCGTACTAACCAGCTTCAGATAGTTGGTGCCAACGGTATCCCCCGCGGCGGCACTGTCGGTAACGGCAAAGACCTTTAACCCCGACTCAATGACCATAAGGGTAAATTCAAACGAACGGCCGTTGTCGGCGGAACCGGAAAGCCTTAAACCATTCTCAGGTATGGAAACGGTCATCTCCCCCAGCGTGGGGTGAATGAGCGTACCACTCCCCTTAGCTTCACACGCATTGATCAATGACTGGCGCTGAGAAATAACGTCGCCACCGCCGTATACCAGACTGTTCTGGACGATAAAGCCACGGATAATAAATCGCCGTGTCCCGCGCCCCATATCCTCAATCCAGGCGGTATCACGGTATGGATATTCAGGAACCGCCTGCCGCCGGCCATGACTGCCTTCCTCATTCACCACAGCAAAAGGCACGCCCCGGAACGAGCCGGGACGTAGCTGGCTCAACCAGTCCTCACTACCACCGCCCCCCATCAGAGAAGTTATTGCATCCTGGATAATTGCCATCAGGCCTCCTGAATTAAAAAACCGCCAGGGTGGCGGTTTAATAGGGTTAGTAATTCATGGCGGTTGTTATTCTGCCGTTATCCTCGACGTTATAGGTTTTCTTCTCCCCCTTATCATTGACCAGGGTGATTTCCAGCTTCATTTTCTGATCGGCCATCGCCTCTTTGATGGACCGGGTCAGGTTTTCACTGACAGTGTCTCTCCCATTACCGGAAGCTGTCAGGATTGAGGAACTGTCAAACTTGTCCGGTTGCGGTACGAGGATGTTCTCTCTCTGCTGGCTGAGCACTCGGCTGTCACGAAGACCAGACCAGCGCGGATCACTGATAGCCGTCTGAATTGCCGCCCGTATCTCATCTTCAGAATATGGCTGCGCCCCATTCTCATGCTGAATCATGGCCGCCATGACTGACTTCAGCACCTCCGGGTTATGCAGATCCACCCGCTGCTGGGGTTGAATACCTGTCGCGGCCGATACTGAATTGATATAGGACTGCGTATCATTTTCCGAGCGTGGCGCATAAGTGTGGATCATGCTGTTCAGCGTGTTATTCCCACGATCGCCATATAACATCAGTTGCCGGGCCATTGCCGCCAGCCCGTCGCTGCTGTTGTCATAAGTGACGAAACCACGATTCACCCCGGTCGCATTAGGCGCTATCCGGAGATTGCCGGGGTTATTATTTCTCAGGCCCAGTGCCTGGTTAGATGGCTGGCTGTAATTCACTTCTCTGCGTGGAGCTGCTGCACCTGCTGGCAGGATGACAGACAAATCATTTCGGAGTTGTTCAGCTCTGTCCCCGGCGCCATATTGCGCGTCGTAGCGTTTACGGACGGCATCAGTCATAAAGCCGGCATCCACCGCTCCGCGCTCGCGCCGGGAAAGGGTGTTATACAGCGCCTTATCACCCTGAATGCGGCGTAGCTTCCCGGCATCCTTGCTACTGATAAACCCCAGCGCATGCGACAGCCCGGTGAAATCGCCATTCGTGAACAAGTCGGTCACTCCTTCAAGGCCGTCTTTCACCGAACCATCGGAAAGCAATCCCTTAAACAGAGAGTTTTTCGAACGGTTTTTCAGCCCATCCCATGCAGCGCCCAGCTCATTCATGGAGCCGTTAACCTCGGACAATTGCCGGTTAAGTTCCGGATCAACCGTCAGGCCAAGTTCATCAGATTTAGCCAGCAATGCTTTCATCCGTACGCCTTCACGCATCAGCGCCAGCATTTCCGGCGTCAACCCGAGGGCATCGGAAACTGATTTCTGCTGGTCCGGTCGCAGACTCGGGAAAACGCGTGCTATCGACTCCAGCGTTCTCAGCGTATCAACGGATCCATCGTTGTTTTTCTGGATCTGAACGCCAATCTGTGACAATGCGCCGAGCACCTGGCTGTTGGCACCACTGGCGGCCTCCTTCAGGCTTTTAGCCATCCCCTCGATGGAGGAATTTGCACTGTCGCCATCAGCACCCAGTATCCGCATGGCACCGGACAGGCGGGAAAAATCGTCCACTCGCATACCCGCATTTTTCGCGGCGACATCGAGGTTATAGGCTTCCCTTGAGGCCTCATGGAAACCGTAGGCAATCTGTTTCAGCCCATATCCCGCCGCTCCAACAACCCCCAGTGATGCCAGCTTACCGGAGAGCTCACCGACCATCTTCAGCGGTGGTACCATGTCCCCGATGTACTGAACATTATCACGGGCATTTTTGGACAGATTTTCGAAGCGGGAAATAAAGCCGTTCAGTCCATCGAGGGTCTCCTGCCCTCCTAACTGGAGTCCCTCTTTGGTTTTATCCAGCTTTGGTTCCAGATCACGGATAGCCTCATTGATACGCTCAATGGCTTCCGTCGCCTGGTCGCTGGCCACCAGCTCAAAGTCGAAAGAATTACTCATCGGGTTCGGGATTCCTGAGTTTATTGATACGGGAGGCCTGCGATACCCACCACTTCAGACGGGCATAGGTCATGCCCCATGCCCTGTCTTCTGTCCAGCGGAAATAAAATGTGACGTCAGCGGCCGTTTCCTGCCAGGCGGTCAGGGCTTCCAGGTCAAAAAACCGAGCAAAAACTCCTCGCATTTTCGGAAGTCGATAAAATCCATCGGCTGAAGCACACTTTCCCGCGTATCCGTGACCAGCGAGATCAGCAGGCGCATCGCCGCCAGTGAAGTGGACGATGCCTGCTTTTCGTAGAACTGCTCTGCCTGGCTGAGCGTCGGCGCCTTCAGCTCCAGTTGCTCATAGCGTGTTTTTTGCGCCTCATCGACCAGAGGCTTGATGAGGGGAATGACTTTGGTGCGTTCAAGTTCTGCCATCTTAGTTCTCCGTTACGTCCCGGCCTTCCCAGCGAACATCAAACACTGCATCTTCGCTTTCCACTTCCTGAACGTTCACCGTCCATAGCGCGCGACCGGTAATAGTCTTTCCGTTCGCCAGTTCGGCGATCACGTTGACGTTCGTCTGTTTGTTAAAACCCAGTACGTTGGTACCGCCGCTGTCGCGAAGACGGGCAGAAATATACGGGGCAACCGGCTTTTCTTTGTAGCCATGCACACCGTCCATGCCTGTCAGTGTGGTACGGTTAACAGTGGAGGTCTGATACTTGAATGAGCCCTCCACCATAACGGTCACCCCGTTTACGGTGACATAAGCGGTACCTGCCAGGCGATTAGTGGTATCTCCAGCCATGTTTTATGCTCCTGTTGATTCAGCCTGCAGGCGGAACTGGTTAAGCAGCGCGAAGATGCGCAACTGGTTCATAAGCGTTCCCGGCCACAACACATCGACACGGTTCGGATTTGTTTTGTTCTGCTCCACGATAATGTTTCTGGCGAAGGCCTCAGCGTCCTGCGCGTAGCCGTTAAAGACCAGCGTCTGGTATTCCGCGATCTGATCGGCTCTGATGATGTTTGGCGTCACTATCGCTGCCCCCGGCGCAAAACGCGTGCCATCCGCGGCCAGCTTCATGCGACCAAATTTACTGGTCACTGCAGTGCGGAGATATCGCGTGACAAACATCAGGCTGAAGAGCGTTTCCACCTGAAGGTAACTGTCGTCTTCGTCGCCATAGCTGTTTTTCTGGTAGGTGGTAATCAGGTTTTCAATCATCACCGTCCCGTCATCACCCACGGTGTAAGTGGAGATGCCGCTGTACAGCAGGTTGTTGCGCTCTGTCAGCTCAAAGCGATCCGCCAGGTCCGGTGCCAGCACGCCATAAACAGGCAGACTTTGTAGCGGACGTGCGGGGTCATTACGCAGGCTGGGTGCGGCGGCCCCTGTCAGTGCCGCCGCCCAGATATAACGCGGTGACGGTGAGCGATACACACCAAGCAGTGACTCATGCTGGTTATTACGGGTTTCCCCTTTGGTGCCAAGCTCGGCGTAAGTGCCGTTGGTAGTGGTGAATGCGTGGCCATAAAGCTGTTTATCCCATGCCCAGCGGCCGGTTGCATCGTTCAGAAATTCTCTGATGGCATCCAGTGATGCGGTGTCATCATAAGGGTTGATGACAAAATCAAAGGTCTTATCCTGCAGGTTGCCAAGGGCATCAACAAAATCCGGCGCGCCGGCGCCGCCGGTCATGCCCGTGATGGTGAGTGTCAGGCCCGCGGGCGTCACCTCACCACCCTGAACACCGAGATAATTCAGCCTGATATCAATACCATTGCCCAGCAACCCGGCATTTTTGGCCGTCAGTGTCACGGTATCCGTTGCATCGGCTTTTACAGCAGCTGTCACCGGCAGTTCCGTTTTGCGGGTAATCGCCGCGACCAGCGCAGTGGCAATCTGAGCCGGAGTGTCAGTCGCCAGTACGGTCAGTTGTACGCGAACGCCAGCAATATAAAGAGAGATAACGCCGGTTTCTGCCGCCTGTGTGGCAACCTTGATACTGCCAGTTGCCACTGCCATCGAATCCGCATCATCAGCCAGCGGAAGGATCCAGACCTCCGCAGCAGTATCGTTTTTTTGATACGCCGTCATCATGCCATGCAGCATTGATCCTTTTCCGGTGAGCTCACCCACCGCATTGGGAGAGGAGACTTTTACCGGGATTTTTTCCTGTGCAGAGCCTGATGCCAGCATCTGACCAATCAACAGCGTTCGTTGTGTAGCCGTCGCCGTGTTGGCCATGGAGTTATCAAACTCCACATAAAAAAGCGGCACACGTAAATTGCCGGGAACTCGCGAAAATGGAACGGTCATTTAATTACGCCCTCTTTTTTTACGGCGTTTTTAACGCCCTTTTCCGGTACCAGACTGACGTCGCCATCCTTCAGGCGGCGACGCCAGAACGTATTATCAGGTACCTCCGCGCCATCTTTGGGCAAAGGCTCCCCCCTGACAGGGCAGCGAACGCTGAGCCCGTCCTTCGGTTTTACAAACATGATTACTCCTGAAGGTCTATTTTTACGCCCGGCTGCGGCGTACCGTCCGGCATGTCGATGGTGATGTCGATCCCCGCCAGCGGCACCGTATCGACCGGATAAAAGTCTTCCGGTCCCTGATAGTGCTCAATATCAATTTCGATAAGCAGCTGGCCCATATGCGCTTCACCATCCGCATCAACATCAATCGTCGAGCGGACCTCCGCATATTTCTGGATGTTCCGGGTTAACTCGTAGCTGTTAATCACCGCCCTTTCTACCTGTTCCCGGAGCTCTTCCAGCGCAACCTCCGCGCGCATGGCGCCATCATCAGTGGTTTCACTGTCGTACTCCTGAACCCGGCCAGTAATGCGAACGGTGGTCAAAGAGGTAAAGGCCGGGACATTTCTCCCCTGCGCCTTTTTGTGATCAAATGGCGTCTGAACAAGCAACGCTGGGTACAGGTCCGGCGAAGTTGCCCAGTCACGCGGGGAATACACACGATCGGCGGCAGCCGTTTTATCTTTCAGCGCTGCCACGACCATGTGTCGTATTGCGGAAGCATTCATCGGGTTTTCGCCACATTGAGAACAAGACGTGAGCCGCCATGGCTGTCCGGTTCGACGTTGGACACAACAAATAACTGATTGATGATCTGACCTCCGACCGTTTTGATAAACACACGGTCAGATACGGCAGGTTGCGGTTTACCCAACTGACGAAATTCAGCATCGCGCACCCCAAGCATTGGGCTGGAGGTGTTAATTTCTGAATCACCATCAAGATTTTCTGCAACCTGCGCATAGCCACGGTCAAAAATACCGTTAATCGTAAAAGGAGTACCGTTGCGGGGACGGTACTCATGCTCATCGCCAAACACGCCATGGAGCGGACTCAGAAGATGTAAATCCCAGTCCACGCCCATATGCTCACTCCGTTGTTATTTTCACACCACGCGCAGCAGATAACGCGCGCTGTCGCAGAGCATGGACATCGGCAATTACACCTGCGGCCAGCAGACGCTCGGCATCCTTACCGGAGACCGGAATTAGGGAGTTTTCCCGGTAAACCTCACCGTCATGGCGAATGCAGTTCCCTTTCAGGACCACAAACTCAGGTTCCGCTACTTCCTGAAAATCTTCTTCATCGTCATCCTGATCATCAGATGAATCGCCGTCTTTTTCGTCATACTGATGCGTCATCTGAACGCTGCCGCCGGCATTCAGGTCGTCGATATTCAGGGCGTCTTCGGTGGCGCCTTCAGCATTCAGATCATCGACCTGCTCGGTTTTAGAGATTTTTGCCATATCAGACCACCGTCGCGCAGAGGGATGCGTTTACCCGGCTCGGAATAACCAGCGGGGAGGATTGCATCAGGATAAGACGCTGGGCCGGATCTTCTTTCACCCAGGATTTTGGCGCATAGGCCAGGGGACCGTAGTTAAATGCCGGGTCCAGGATAACGCCAAAAGCGCGGGTACCCATCAGATCAGCGCCAGACATAATAACGGCGCCGTCGGGGATCATCGGCTTCTCGACATTATCAAGTGGGTCAATAAACCAGTCGTTATATAACCAGAGGTCAAAGTTACCCCAGCGACCTTTATAAATAGCGCCCTTCATCGCCTGTGGACCAGCATTAATCTGGTTACCAAACGGGCTCAGCGCCGGGAACGTGATGGCGTTATCTTTGATGGTGGTGTCCAGTCGGAAAGCACGCCATGACTTGCTTGTGAACACCAGATCTGTCGCGACGGAACCGGATTCTTTCAGGAAAAGCGTCTGCCAGATTTCAATATCATCAGAGGGCTGGGTATTAGTGGCACCCGCGGCAACCGTCAACGGCCACTTATCTGAACCACTCAGAGTGATAGTCAAATCCGGAGAGCGCCCGAAATCCACCACTTTGGTTTCATAGCCTTCCCCGGCAACCGTGACGGTACCGGACACCAGCGCGCTGGCCGCCATCCATTCCAGCCGACGGTTGATCATGTCAATCTGATCAGTCATCTCAAACTGCAGGTTCAACATTTCGCGTTCTGCGGCGGTATATTCACCGCCAATACGCTCACCAATCTGGCGGCGAATAGGTTTACGCAGGTCCGGCGCCCGCTTGTCTTTGATGTACGCCGGTTTGAACGTATTGGTCTGGTATTTACGGGACTCGACCAGCTTACCTTCCACCAGCGGGGAGACGAATGGCGCCATACGACGTAGGCCGACATCCACGTCAATCGCTACTTCTTCGGTCTCATAAGTCACGACGTTCGGGAAGAAGCGATCAAGCAGCCAGTTCTGACTGGTTTTCAGGTTAGGAACGACCTGCACCAGCACACTGGTATCATAAATATTTTCCATATTCAGTCTCTTGATAATGCCAGCTAGACGCTGGCATAAATTTTAAATAGGTCAGCGCCTGCCGGTTAAAGCATTCGCCAGGATAAATGAGGGATAAATCAGGAGGTGGTTAAAGGTGCCTGGGCGCTGTCTTTCAGGAAGATGGCCAGCGGACGTAGTGCTGTTTTCAGTTCCGGCGCAGTCCAGGAATCGTCAAAAATAATATGATTCTGGTTGAACTCGCCCATCAGGTACAGGCCGCCGGACTGATCGCCATGGGTGGAAGCGTCAACATCATCAACCAGAATGGCCGCTGGCGTCTCGCTACCATCCGTTGCGGTTTTCACACTGGCTGTATATTTGCCACTGGCGGTGATCATGCCAAGCACAGTGCCACGCTTATACACACCGCCGGTGATCGTGCCGGTGTCAGTGACCAGTTGCAGCGTACCGGCAATTAACTGATCCGGCACAAACACTGAACTCTTCATGCCAGGTGCAAAGGCATTCTGACCAAATTGATCCATTATTTCTCTCCTTTAATGGAGTTGTAGAGGCCGGTCATCTGGTTTACCAGTGCCGATTTACCGTTCTCTTTCTTGCCGCCATCCGGATTCAGACGGACATCATGGCTTTCCTGCATGCGCTGATCGAGAGAGCGCCCGCGCGTTGCCTTTGGTTGCAAGGCTGGCGCCGTGGATGCCAGAACATCGATAGCGGCGGCAGAGCTCATCCCGGTATTGAATGCGAGTGAAGCGGCCAGTGACGGATTCGCCGCAGCGTGCTTACTGCCGAAGATACGGGCGCAACGTTTACGCTCGGCGGCGCGGGCATTTTTCACCGCTTTGCTTTCTTTGCGGTCATCGTCGCCGTCATCTTCGGAATCGTCATCGTCTTCAGCCGCATCCGGGTCGTCACCGTCATCTTCAGCGTCATCATCACGATCGTCGTTTTCCGCGTCATCTTCGCGTTCATCGTCCCCGGCATCATCTTCGCGCTCATCCTCTTCCGCGCGACGGCCTTTCGCTTTTTTGGCCTTTTTGTCCTCTTCCTCTTCGGAAGCAGTCGCGCCACGGCCAATAAGATGAGCAAAACTAAAAGTCTTTTTCTTCGCCATTTCAGGCTCCTGTTTTTTCAAGTAAGTTTCTGAACGCAGCATCAGGAGGACACACCTCATCAGCCAGTCCAAGTTCCACACCATCAGCAGCCATAAAACAGGCAGCCTGAGTACTTTTGATAACCTTTGCGCTAATCCCCCGATTTCTGGCGACGGTATTCACAAACAATTCGCCCATGGTGTTGATGTCCTGCTGAATAGCCGCCAGCGCTTCATCTGACAGCTCTCTCAGCGGTGACCCCTCAGCCTTACGGGAACCGTAGGTGATGATGGTGACTTTGAGGCCGTCATCTTTTATCCGCTGGGTCCAGTCAAGGTGCATAGTGATCACACCAACTGAACCCACACCACCGGTTCGGGGAACAGAAATCCGGTCCGCCGCACTGGCAATCGCATAGGCGGCGGAATAGGCGCTTTCCGTCAGAATGGCATGGATGGGCTTTTTCCCGCGGGCGCCATAAATGACATCGACCAGATCGAAACATCCGGCGACCTCGCCTCCTGGCGAATCAATATCCAGGCAGATCCCTGTAATATCGGGGTCTTCCATCGCAGTCAGGAAGGCCTGACGAATGCCGTCATAGCCTGTCATGCCACTGTATGGGCGCAGGCTACCCAGCTTCTGCACCAGGGTCCCACATATCGGGATGACAGCGACGCCCAACACATTGTCATAACCCGGGTCGCTACGGGATTCCCGCCCCCGGTTATCGTCGTATCCATACCAGTCATCATCCATGGCAAGAGAGGATTCGATTTTACTGATGCCAAACCGGTCCATAACGGATGCCATGATGACTTCAGCTTTACTTGGGTGCAGCGCCAGCGGTGTATTAAAAAGGCGCTGGGCCAGATGAGGTAGATTCACTTTTCCTCCGGATCGGTAATTGTCTGGCTGGCGAACTGGTCCGCCTGCGCCCAGCTAGGTAATGGAAGTCCGCGCTTCAGGCAGGACTCAATTTCCCGCTGGCGCTGATCAAGTATCTCTTCCCAGTCCTCACCCACGTTTTCACCCACTTCAATTTCGAGAGTGGAAAGGCCGGCATCGAGGCCGAGAATGGCGCCTTTTTTCTCTGCCACCGGATCAACCCATCCTCGCCCCGGCCCCATCCAGCGCGCACGGGAATACGCAGCCCGGGCATCAACAAAATCAGGGGCATCATTAGGTAGAGGTAAATCCTCGTTATCGTGAACTTCCTCCACAAAGGCCGTCAGAAGCGGCTGAGCGGTACCCATGGAAAAATCATCACGTCGGCGGGTGAGCGTTTTCCATGCTTCCAGCAAGGAAGATCGCGCAGAGCTGTAATTCACATCAGACCAGTCCTGTGTAACCTGCTGAGGAGATAACCCCGTACCGGATGAGAAATTACGCAATACTGCAGACTCGAAAACCTCAAAGTTGCTGTAAGGGCGGGCAGCGTTGACCGTTGTTATTCTCTCCCCTGGATAAAGGATCGGCATACGGGCGCCATTCTGCAGCGTCAAACGGCGATCATTATGAAACTCTGCACGACCATCCTGGTATGCTCCCAATCCCTCTTCGAAGTTTTCCCCCAGCGCGGACTGGATCATTTCGGGATCGTATGGAGACTCAATATACGCGGCGAAGATAGCATTCAGAATTGCTGCTTCCAGCTCGCTCTGGTCGTACTTCACCAGCATCTTCAGACGTTGCACTACTGGAGTCAGAATGCCATTCCCCCGATGCTGAGCTCCACGCTCATGGTCAAAGTCGTGCACAACGTGCGGGCGCCCCCATGCGGTTTCGCGCGGGATTCGTCGCCATGTCATTGTTTTGGCGCCACTCCACCAGTCACCGATATGTGCTTCACGTATGTGATAAGCCACAGGTGCGCCGTCAGCATCAATTTCAACGCCGCCGCGGATATTCGGCATATCAAAATTCTGCTGCGGGTTACTGAGTCTGTCGGGATCAACAACCTGCACCGTCGTGGCATAACGCCCCTTACCTGGTCCAAGGCGATCGGTGCGATACTGAAGCACCATCAGGGCATCGCCATCAATCAGCTTGTGGCGAAAGGCCAGACGCAACATTTGTGGAACGGTTAGCTTGCGCTCAACGTCACAATAACGGCCTGTGTCGTATGCCCAGGTTCTCCAGTGGGAAGCGAGTGCTTTTCCGTACTCTTCCGCCCATACTGCGTCAAAACTTTTATTACCTGTCATCATCCGTAATACACGATAGTCAGGCTTCATGATCGGACGGAAATTGGCGCCGACCGCATTATCAAGCAGGCGAGTTATGGCACCATTGGCCCATCCATCATTTCGGACCAGATCCCGCGCACGGGAAACTATACGGTCACGGTAGATATTAATTTCGTTATCCGGTGACCATAGTGCGGGCTGCCAGTTCGCCAGTTGATCGCTGAAGGAATCCGCGGCGTCATATGGCACCCGGCTACCGCCCGTCAACATGCTGGGTTTTGGTGCCTGATAAGGTCTCCCGTCAGGACCAAGGATTTGCACTTTATTCATCAGAATCTGAACCTCACTGGCTTCCGTGGCCGGGCGACAATTCCCAGTTGCGCCTGCAGCAACTGAATCAGCGCCAGCAGGTCGGCGAGAGAGCTTTGCTGATAGGAGACAGAGCGCGTCCCATCACCCTGCGTATAGGAGAATGAGACGCCACGGCTGCCGGTAGTCAGGTCGATATAAGCCTGCTGCGCTTTCTGCAGAGCGTCTCTGAGCTGCTCATCAGTCATCCCACCAGCAAGTAAGCTCGTGTTTCGGTTAAACATGGTTTTCCTTATTGCGGCAGGAGTTTAGAAATGTTCTTACGCTTAACAGGAGCCATAGCCTCATCCACGATGGCACCCGGTAATTCGTAATTGATTTTTTCTTCTGGCTCGGCTGGCGCCGGCAGGAACTTATCGGGATCGGCCTGAAGGTTAGCGGCCCGAACATTGAGTTTTAATCCCATATGTTTCAGCCCACACAACGCGGCATAGCTGTAAACGAGGCAGTCGAGTGCTTCGTTCGCCCGTCCGGGGATAGGCTCCCAGACACTGAATCGCTGACCGGCCACCACTTTATAAACCAGTCGCTCGGCCAGCAGCTGGTTGAAATATCCGAGGTCACGATCATCCGGGAAGTGCATATAGCCCGCACCGGCAGTACCTAAAGCTGGCGGTTCAAGATGCAGACGACCACGGACAACATCTTTCGCAGAGTTCACGCCAAGTATAATTGGCCTGAAGCTGGCTTTACTTTTCGATGTCGGTCGCTTGGTTGGCCAGACGGGGTTGCGTTTCCCACCCTGCGCAGATTCGCCCTTGATAGCCCAGACGCGGCGCCCAAGGCGATCTTTGCAGAACTCATAAACCTTTTGCGTGTGGTGACCGCCGGAGTCCATACATGCAGCCAGAATATTCAGCCCTCGCCCGTCGCCGCGTCGCCATATCTGTTTCAGGTACGCATCGAGGCGCTTCCAGGGTTCCTCAGTCTCCAGATCGCCATAAATGACGTCATGCGCAACTGACCACGATTCCTCGTCCCGCCCCCAGCCAGTGATCGTGATTTCGAATCGGTCATCCTGGGTATCGACGCCCGCAGTTAACAATGCCACGCCATCAGGAACGACGGCCGGGAAGACTTCACGGCGCGCCAGCAGGACATCAACCGGGAGCTGTTTCCCGTGGTTAGGCCGGTGCGGCAACCCCATCTGGGTGTTCCACCAGGCCTGTTCCTTATCCGGATCCCCTTTCGCATCGAGGTATTTCTTTGCAATGTCCGATGGCTTGTCTTTTTGCCAGGGACTGAAGAGTTTTGACGCCTGGTACCCGGCGTGGTGATTATCCAGCGCCTCGGCCCCGCAGTCCGGGCAAATCGCCCGGTATACGGCATGCCGTTCCGACTCTGACCAGCGCCAGACGGCATCAACACTGCCCTCGTCTCCTTCATGCCATTTCTGGTCGTATTCCATTAATGGTGAATGGCGGGAACCACAACATTCAAACGGTTTGGTCTGATGCCAGCGGATTGTCTGTAATGCCCGCAGACGCTCACCCTCTGACCAGCCAGCACCACAACATTCACAATGGATCATGGCCGCTTTGGTCAGGTGCTTATCACCTTCTTTTGGCCATTGAACATGTTTGAAGAAATCAAGGAACTGTCGGTGCCCGCAATGGGGGCAAACTACAGAGGCCCGCCGCTGATCTGAATCTTCGTAACTGTCAGCAATCCGGCTTTCATCTTCGACCGTCGGCGAACAAGCCCGCACGGACAGCCAGTTAAGGCCAAATGTGGCGGTTCGCTCTTCCGCCAGAGCGATGGGATCGCCCTCACGGGTAATCGGATATTTATCCACCTCATCTGCCAGCAGAACACGGATCGGACGGCGCGCAAGGTTATCTGGACTACCGGCGCCGGCCAGCGCCAGAAATCCGCCGGTGAAAGCTTTATACAGAATGGTTTCTTTTGAACTCTTCTGCTTTGAGTCACCTATGATGTTACGCAGAACTGGCGTTACCCTAACCAGCGGGCTGATGCGTTCTTTGGAAAACTGCTCAGCGGCCTCTTCCTTCGGCTGCAGGAGCAAAATCGGACATGGGTCGAGGTGCGCAAAATAACCAAACAGGTTTTCCAGCAGCGCGGTTTTCATTAACTGGGTACAGCACATCACGGTGATAATGTGGACGCCCGATTCCGTCGCGGCCAGCATAGGACCGCGGGCAATTTCAACCGTTGATGTTTCCCAGTTCCCGGAGGTACTGCCAGCTTCTTTCGCCAGCTTCCGGTAGTCATCGGCCCATTGCGGGACGCTGATCCGCGGCGGCGGTGTCCACCCTTTCCGGACACTCAGTTGAAGACGCTCAATCTTCCGCTGGGTTAAACTCTGGTTCTCCGAGGACTGAGATATGTTTGTGGACATGTTCAATCAGCACCTCTGTCATCCTGTCCGCCGGCACATTCAGATCGGCGGCTATCAGCGGTGCCACGCGTGAAGGCCAGTTCAGCCAGGCATCACGCTGCTGGCGAAAGGCGTTAAACAGAACCTCCTCGGCGATGGCCAATTCAATTGTCTGGCCGCTGTCTTTTTCATACTGGAGCTTTGCCTGCAGGGCCATGTAATTTTCACGGATCCGCGCGGCCTCTTCCCTGGAAAGGACTGCACCTTCTGTAAACATTATCTGGCGAACGGTTTCATCAATTTCATCGTCGCCATCATTCCGGGGTGCTGGGGCTTTTTTCTTCTTCGCGTTTGATGCCCGCGGATCTTTTCCATCACGGTTTTTCTTCAGCGCGGCATCGCTCGCCTCAACATCAATCAGGTCGCCATCCATGACGATAAACCGACCAGCCTTGATCCATCGGCCAATAGTCTTGCGATCGACGCCTGAATGTTGCGCGTACTGACTCTGGTTCATCGTGGTCATGGGACATCACCTGGGACATTTTTGGGGTGGGACATTTACCTGGGACATTTTTTCAATGTCCCACACGAATGTCCCACTGGAATAAATGGAATAATCCGTGCTGGCTCTGGCGTGGCTGGCGATCCCTTGGGGTGGGACATGGGACACAAAATAAAAGTTTGTAGCTAGGAAAACACTGCGGCGCGCAATGCCCGTGCCTTACAAAAGTCTCAGGAAGGACCCAAACCCTATGGGGTAGGTATTCAGGTCATTTTGCTGTTCGAATCGCTTCCTCAATCGCCCTACTCAGCGCGCCGGGCATTAAGCCGGCTGCCATTGACCGTGAGCGGTTCATGTAGTCAAGCGTAGGCGTAACAGGTAGAGCATCACCAAACCTCACCAGCAGCTTAGGAGCACGCTGTTTCCGCTTTGGTCTGCGCGTACCATTCGCTGAGCGCCGGGCTCGTTTCTTTTTCGCCTTCTTCGGTTTACGCCTCTGCCAGACAGCATCAACACCATTGACCTCACCTACGAACACATTCGGCTTCGCTTTCAACTGCGACAGCTTATTTCGCGGCATGTTGCCGTATTTGTTCAGTTTGATGTTCTTTGGATTGAGCAGCGCCTGGCTGTTCAGTTTATGTTCACCACCAAATTCAAAGGGTTCGAGATATTCAGCGGCGACATCGCGCACAAAGACTTTTGCGCGGAGGTTGTTCTTTCTGGCGCCAGCAGAGCCCACTGAGTTGACGGTGAACGGCGTCGGCGATTCCAGTTTTCGCCCCAGTGCCACCTTTTGCGCTGCGGCGATATCCCTTACTACCGATGTCATGGCTTGCGCCGTGGCGAAAGGGATTTGCTTCTGCAGCTGCTTTAGCTGCCGGGATAAATCCTTAAGCGTTGACATGGTTTCCTCCAACATTATCGAGCCACCTCTGGAAGTGGCTCTGTAATGCCTTACTTCATGAAATTATTTCATCCGGGTTTACGCAGAAAACCTTTCACTTTATGTGCATTATGAAAATGCCAATTGCGGCATATCTCTGGGAAACTGAAATGATCCATACCGTACACTTCATGACAGATGTAACAGTTGCTTCTGTATCCAGCCTTATGGATGTTTGCCTCAAAGCGATATCAAGCCCTAACCAACCAGCCTCTGAGATCAGGATTTACATCTCTAGTAAAGGTGGAGATACCGTTGCAGGTTTTACCGCATACAACTTTCTTAAGTCTCTTCCTGTAAAGGTGAAGACACATAACCTTAGTAACGTGGAATCTATAGCAAATGTTATTTTCATGGCTGGATCTGAGCGGTTTGCTAATCCTCTCTCGCGATTTTTATTACATCCTTTACATTGGGGATTTGCCGCCCCACAAGCAGATCACCTCAGGCTTAGGGAATGGGCGGCATGTCTGGATGACGACTTGCAAAGATTTGTGCAGGTGATGAATATCGAGGCTCTCGCTGTAGCCCCAGATGAGCAAATTGACTGGGCTAATTTGATCACTTCTGCAACCATCATTGATCCGGGAAGGGCCACCGAGTTGGGTATGATCCAGAATGTCGAGGCTGCAACCATACCCACAGATTCGATCAGGTGGTGGGTTCTGTAACATTTTGAATCCTCCATAAGTGCGGGCTTATTGGCCCGCTTGTTTCTTTACAGCTTGCCTAATATCTGCCTTATCCCGGTTGCACTGCCCAAGCGCTGATAGGAGACTGACGTTTAAATCTAGGCTCTGGCCCCACGTCAGGTTGTCAGGGATTTCCGGTTGCGGGGTGTCAGCCGTCAGGCTGGCCGGTAACGGGACTACCGGCACTTTGACGTAGACCGTTCGCGAATTGTTGCAGCCGCTTAACTGCGCCAGCAGGGACAGGGCGATTAGTGCAATCATCATTCGCAACAGCAACCCGGATATCAGCCGAGGCTCCCGATGCGTCCAGTGCGATCTGCTCTTTTGCATGCTGATTGGCCTCGGCGATGGTGTTGAAGATGGTCATGGTGGTCAGAACGTTGGAGGTGATCGCCTGTGCTGCGTTTACCTGCTGCTCAGCGCTATCGGCTCTGGTTTTCTGCTCAGCAGCAGCGTTGCGGTAATGCATTGCCAGCCAACCAAGGCAAACAACCAGGCAGATCGCAATGGCGCTGATAATGGCGGTTAACCGGCTCATTTTTGACTCCAGAGACAAACTTCGCGCTCAATCTCGCGGCGAGTTACCAGGCCTTTCCACTGTTTGCCCTTGGCGTAGGTCCAGCGGCGCAACTGGTCACATGCGCCTTTCTGGTCGCCCTGGTTGATTTTTCGCAGCAGCGTGGAGGTCTGGAAGTTGCCAGCGCCAACGTTATACGCGAACGAGTACAGAGCCCCGCGCATTGTCTCGGGGATCGGCTTCTGGATGTAAGGATTAATCTGGCGAGCAACGGTGTTCAGGTCTTTGCTGAGCAGCGCACGGCATTCAGCCTCGGTGTACTTCTTGCCGAGCATGATGTCTTTGCCAGTATGGCCATAGCAGACAGTCCAGACGCCTACCACATCCTGATAGGGGTCATAGCGCACACCTTCAAGACCATCGTTACCAGTTGGGCCAGTGATAAGCGCAGAGGCAATGGCTATGGCGCCACCGCCGCCGGCGATCACGCCAATCAGTTTATTCCTCATTGATGGCGTCATGCTCACCCCTGTGTATCACTTGCGATCCGCTTCAAGGCCTCGGTTACCACTTCGGCTGAAGCCGGGCGGTCACCTCCAGGCTTTGCGGAGACATCAGCCAGATAACTGGCCAACAGCTGCGTGCGTTTTTTCTCTTCATCCAGTCGCTCTCGCTCTTCCTTGCGCTTTGCGTAATACGTCTTGATTGTGAAGAAGGCAGAGATCAGGGCGCCAATGATGAAGACATAATCCTGCAGACTCAGGACGGAAAAGATACCAAGCAAGGCTGACCACCAGTAAGGCAGATTGTGACCATCGGTTGGGTTCATACGTTGCATCTCTCACCTCCGATAATGTTCGGGGTGCTATCTGTAGTCAGTAAAAGGTTCAGGGCCGTCGGGCTGATTTACCAACAAAGCGTCGAGGGTGATTCCCGCGACCCTGAAAATAAAAAAGCCTGCGGTTAGGCAGGCAATAAGCATGAGGGTAATAGCAATGTCGGTGATGACCGAAAATACCCTAGCTGGGTCTGGCGGCCTGTGACGCTGTTGCAGCAACGCCCCTGATAAGTTGGGGTATGAACCCGTTATCAGGTCAGGCCATTATCTGGTGCACCATTCAGGACTCGAACCTGAAACCGATAGCTTAGAAGGCTATTGCTCTCTCCGGTTGAGCTAATGGCGCTAATTTGGCGGGACAGGAAGGATTCGAACCTTCGACCATTCGGTTAACAGCCGAACGCACAACCGCTGTGCTTCTGACCCTGAAATGAAAAAGGCCGCGAAATAGCGCAGCCCTTAATGCTTTATGGTTTTGCCTGAATTAGGCGAAAAAAAGCCCGCTCAGAGGGGCGGGCAGAAGGTAGGAAATACTGATTCTTCAACGGTTCGAGGCGCACCTAATAGTCCGAGCTTCCGATTTACCAGGAGAGCGCTCGTTTTCCGTTACTACCTTTTAAACATAGCTGGAGAAGCCGAAACGGCAACCCCACTATCAAATAGCTTATGTAGCATTGCATTATGGTGCCGGGTGCCTCCCAGTGAGCATGTCCCAGTCGACATGGCCCGCGCTGCATTTACAGATCACTGTAAGTGACTGGTCGCCCCTCCGCATAGGGGAATTCACCACACGAATAGATTAACAACATGTTAATTTTCTGGTCAATAAGATATAAGCAAATGATGACATGCAGTTTTCTTATTGCTGAGTAACTTCAATCTGGTTCAGGGCTCTGCGCGGAAGGGCTTTGACGTGTCGTGCAGCACGTCTCTACCCAAGAGCCCTGACCGGATCGCAGGCATAAAAAAGCCCCGGCGGATTGCCGAGGCTAATTTTACAAACTGGTATATGACTATCATCTTCATGCCGCCACTTAAAGTTAAGGCAGCATATCAAAGTAGACTCAAATATGACGTATTTAATTGACTTTTGCAAGACCCTGCTGCGAAAAAGTCGCTTTTTGTTGTGATCGTGTTCTCACAGCACAGAGAAGAGAGTCGCTATCAAGCCGCTTAAAAATGGCGCACATAGCCCGCCAGTAATCAGCGTAGTTATGGCACCAGTTATCAGGCTTAACGCCACACAGGGCTGCAAGGTCCTGGTGCTGATATACATACTTACCCGCCAGCTCTGCTTTCACGTCCTGTGCCGCCAGCCATATCAGTTTCTTCAGCCGCTCCATCGTCTTGCCGGCCACTTTCTTAGCGCCGAGTTGATCACGGAATTCTTCCCATGCCCACTGTGTTATCGCTACCTGATACTCAAAGCGGATATTGTCGCTGTAGTTCCACAGCAACCAGGATTTCTGGTGGTCTTCCAGCGACAGGAGGGCGCGGCGCCAGCTGGCTGTCGAGTATTCAACGGGCAGAACGAGAGCGATTGAGGAACCCTTAGCGCGGCACTGGCTGCCGCTCATCGGCGGTCCATCCGGGTTAACCATTTTTTGCTTCACCTCGCTATACACCTTCTTCCGGCCACGGCTGCGCGCCGTAGCGGTAAATTGCGCGTTCTCTGCAAAAGCTACCAGTTGCCCTTTCGTCGCACCACTCAGATCGGCGGTGGCCACTATCAGCTGCTGGCGAACAAATTCCAAGTATTGAGCTGTCATGCTGCTTCTCCCAGGCGCTTATAGATACGGACGAAATTGCGTAATATTTTGTAGTCGACCAGCACGGTGCCGCGGCTACGCAGGAGGCGAAGCTTTTGCCAGCGGTCGCGGATGCGTTCGATAACGTCACGGCTCATGCGGACTCCATTTCGGTAATGGTTAGCTCAAGCCGCCCACCTTTGACGACAGGCATTCTCTTCACGCTGTAGTAGTCAACCTGCTGGTCATCGAGCCAGAAACCCGATTTCGTCAGGGCGTCGAATGCTGCCTTTTGCAGATTGTCCAGGTCACGGCGCCGGCGATCCGGCATGTGACACTCAATACGGATTTTCAATGGCGTGGCCAGGCCGATATCAAGCATCGAGTCTTTGATGATTCTGGCGACGCTGTCGCGGTATGCCTGCCCTTCCGCGCTGATGTGTGTGCGTCCCCGGTTGTGCCGGTAGTAGCGGTTGTTGCTTGGCGGCCAGGGTAATGAAATGCGATATTGGTTCATGCTTTTATCAACCCCTCTTTCATCCAGATAACCTGCGTTCTGGCCATTCCCTCCAGCGCGCACTCCTTCGCATACTCCGCATCTACCAGGCGCGTGCGGCGGTCTATTTCATCGTGACAGGATGAACAGGCGATAGCGGCGAGCAGATCAGGCGGCTTAATCCCCGTCCCGCACAATCCAGCAATGCGGATATGGGCCAATACCGTGGTTTCAGGGTTGCCGTTGCAGACGCCCGGGATGCGAACCTGGCATTCACGACCGCGAGCTGCTTTACGAAGATTGGCCATGCTCACCCCCATATACGTTGACGAAGTGATCGCGGAGTATGCTCCGGGCGAACACAAACCGGCAGCCGGGCGCTGACCGTCCAACTCAGATAATCCGCGTTAAGGCTTTTCTCTGTGACAATGCCTCGCGCCTGATATCTGGACACTAACTGTTCGGCCTGCTCGGTTGTGCAGTCGGGATGCTGGAACCATGAGTATTTCATCGCCATCACCCCGCAAAGCTCAGCAGCTGACTGGCGGCGTTTTCAGCCTCAGCCGGCGAGTGGAATTTGCGACGCAGAATGTAGTTCCAGAGCACATTCAGCACTGATTTGTAGACGCCGTTAAACTGGCTGTCGTCCATGCTGGCGAAGGATATCGACTTTGCGACACGACGACGGCTGCCGTCAGGCATCTGGTATTCGTCATAAAAGCCAGCCTGAATGGTTGCCCACTCGCGGAAGGATTCGAAGTGTTTCAGCAGCGCCATATCGCGGGAACGGGAGATACCGACCGAGGAGAGATACATCTCCGCGGCGTTCTGGAGTGCAGCGCGCTGATCGAGGTCGGATGAGAGAAAGTCGATAAACCCGGATATGAGGGTACGCTCCGCGGGCTCAATGAGACCACCGGAAGGGGTCCAGTAGTGATACCCGAGAGTCAGAAGCTTGAAGAACTTTTTGTGGAATGCGTAATTCCGGGGCTTGCGGAACTCACCGCAAAGCAGCTGCCCTACGGGGATAAGTTGCAGGTATTCGCTGGTTCCCGGCTCTGCGGGAATCAGTACGTTTTGATAACTCTTCTCAAATTGCAGTGTTTGCGCCATGTGTCCCCACTTGGCGCCGGGGTAAAGTTGTCAGTTGTCCAGACTGACTAAGTAATTATCGCCCGTCGCGGGGATAAAAGCAAAATGAGCATATACGAGAAAATCGCTATTTCTTGGCGTTCTGCTCAGCCATTTCCAGATAGCGCGGATCGGATGCGCGGGGAAGCTGGATGCTCTGCTCGCGGTAGTAGCGGACGCGCTCCATGAAGTAGTCCCGCAGGTGTTCAGGCTGTTGTCTGGCCACCACTTCGGCGACAACCGGCATGTTCAGGCGTTCTTTGTAAGCGACGCCGGACGCGGCGAGGTCAACGTTGACTTTGTCCTGCTCGTCTTTCGATTTGGCTGCTATGTTCCAGGATGATGTTGTCAATCTGCTGTCCTCCCTCTTTTCTTGCGCGTTTCATAGGGCGATCTGTAGGTGTCAACGGAAAGCACTTCTTTCTCGCCAAATCGCTTGGCGTTAGCGATATCCATTTGAAGCCAGATTTTTTTATACCGCTTCCGCGATGCTTTGAGCTTTTCGGCAGGTGTCATTTTTTTGTTTGTCATAAAAATCCCCTCTGCTGTGGAGGGGATTATATATCACTAACAGATTAGCTGCGCGGCTTTGCGTTCTGCAGGGGATTTAGGCATCAGTCGTCATCCTCATCCCAATCGTCATCTTCCTCATCCTCGTCGTCATCGCAGGATGCGAGCAGTGGATTCATGCGCCGCCCTACCTGGCAGGCGTACCCGCGGCGACCGAGATTGTGCAGCACGCCGTAGATTTCGAACATTTCGGTTCGCTCATCACCAATATCAAGATCACAGGCCAGCGTGTGGCATTCAGTAGCGAGCGCTGATATCTTCTGCAATAGTTCGGCTTTATTCACCTTTCATCTCCTGCGGAGCTGCTGGCGTCGGCATCCAGTGGGTTATCTCGTTTTCGATGGCATCGCCGCAATGATAAAAAGTATGTGTTTTATGGCTGTAGTGACCGCTTGTTACTTCTCCAATTTCAGCATCCCATAGAATTACCTGCGTGCGGTCTTCCGGCATCTGCTCGCTTACCGGAATCCATTTACCAGGCACTACCGGCGCTGGCTGCGGTACGGAGTATATTGGCCCAATTAGCGAGAATCCCTCGGTAGCATCATCGGAAATTGAGTATAAAACCACACCGTATTCGTTATGGAAAAGGTATCCTACTGGCTCGCTATTTACCGGCTGCTGCGCGTGGCGATATAGCGGCGCATCCTCGGTCCCAGCAGAGACAGAGATTGTCTTTCTCATTCTGGTCGTATCGGTTGAACAGAAAAGTTTTCTTTCCTTGCAATCTGGCTCGCTGTCCATTGCGGCCAACAATACATTAGCCATTCGATGAGCAATGTGGTGCTTTCCGTATGTGGCAATCACTTCGTTAAGCTCATCTCTGGTTATGGTTGACTTGGTCATTTGTCGCCCCCTCGCGCAGTTGCTTCACGTATGAATTAGCGAGCGAAAGGTAAGCCAAAGCTGACACTGCTCCGCTTTCATCAAAAATCTTATGCACGGCGTTGGATACGAACTCATCCACCCCATCAGCCTTAATCCCGGCTACGATGCGATCGGTTGCTGGGGTTTCGTCTGCAAACGTGTCGCAAATCATATGCAGGTATCCTTCATTCGTTGGTCTGATACGGTTCATCACCCCAGCGATGAAATACTCCCGGCATTCGCTGATTATTTTTTTTGCCTCCACATTCTCCGCAGCCAGCTGCTGGTACGCTTTCGCCAGCTTCAGGAACTTCTGCTCTCTGATCGACAGCTCGCCTGCGCTCTCCAGGGTGGCGATGAGCTCGTTTACTGCCTGTAGTGTGATAGTCATGCTGATGTTCTCCCGTAAACAGCCAGTACCCGTTTCATCGCCGGGCTTTGCCGACACTCGTTGAAAATCTGATTGGTGCTCTTCCTGCCTGAAATTTCTTCTTCAGTAGCCAGCCGGTAGTAAACCGTCCGCCACACCCGAGCTTCAGCTACCAGCACCCCTTGCTTTGCCAGGATATTTGCAGCCTGGTTGATGCAGGTATGCGTCATCCCGGAAGCCGCGGCGACATCTGGAGAGCTACAGGTTTTATGCGTTTTCAGGTAGTTCAGAATTGCGTCTTTGCCTGTCATGACCTGTTCTCCCGATAGCTGTCCCAGGTAAACGAAATCGTGCAGCCTCCGCCGTCGTTCATGCGGTCGATGACGCGCTCGCCGATAAACTGCGTCAGCTCATCCTTCGGCAGGTTGCTGATCAGGATCGTCGGCTTCAGGCGCTCGTAGCGGGTGTTGATGATTTCAAACATGATCATCTTCTCGGCTTCGCTGCCAAACTGCACACCAACCTCATCGACAATCAGAAGGTCTGGCTTCGTGAAGTAGCTGATCACCTCATCCTCAGTGCGCGTGGCTGTTTTTGACCAGGTCGATTTAAACTCCCGGGCAATCTTGAGCGCCGTCGTGAAAATGACTGAGCTTTGGTGGTGCTCAATCACATGGCGGGCAATGGCCAGCGCAAGGTGGTTTTTACCGGTACCAGGCTTGCCACACATAACCAACCCACCTCCCTGCTGGAGGCGATCAGTCCATTTCGATGCGTAGGCCTGGCAGACCCGTAATGCTCGCTCAGAATCCTTCCCAACAGGCTTGTAGCTGTTCAGAGTGCACGTGGAGAATCGCTCTGGTATATCCAGCTGGCGAAGCAGCCTTTCTGCAGTTTGCTGGCGAACTCGCTTATCCCAGCGAACCTTTTCATCCTTCAGAAAATTCAGTTCGTCTTCCAGGCAGCCCGGGCAGCGTGTCGGCGGTGATGGCAGATTGATGATGCTGCTGGTCAGGATCCGCTTGCGCTGCTCATACTCGCCATGCTTTTCACAACAGACGCGCTCGATAACCACCTCGCAATTCGGGATGTCTTCCGGTGGCTTACTCAGCTGATCAAGCATCCGCTCAATGGCAGTGATTTTTTCTTCCAGTTCCATGATCAGTCCCTCGCCCATGATGGGATTTCAGTCTGCCCGTAATCCTTCCCTGCGAAATTTTCGGCAACTCGCACCTGTTGACTTGGTTGAGGCTTGGCACCATTTGGCTCAAACAGGCCTTGCCAGCCATTGGCGATGCTGCGGTTGATAATTTCTTCGGGCGCGTAACCGTTCAGTCTGCAGCGGTCCAGCAGGTTGATAGCCTGGGTGACCGTCTGCTGAGACTTGATCGGCTTTTTCAGGTCGCGACGATATGCCACCCATGACGACCAGATTTCTGCAGAAAGCCAGTCAGGCAACTGAACAGCTAACGCATCGAACGAAACCGCCCGGGGGGATTTAGGGGGGTTATTAATATTGTCTTTATTGTCTTTTGTATGTTTGTCTTTTGTGTTTACCTGATTCGGGTAATAGGCGTTACCTGATTCGGGTAAACTTTTCTTACCTGATTCGGGTAATGTTACCTTTTTCAGGTAAGGTTTTTTTTCTTTACCTTTTACGGGTAAAGATGACCATTCGCTGACCGTTTTATTAATCCCGATAACACGACCGGTTTGAGTTAATATCCCCCGCTTAACCAGGACGCTTTTTGCAGCTGAGCACTTATGCGGGAGAATGCCGGTCAGCTCCGAGAGCTGCTCGTTACTGACCCAGTCAGATTTCTTGTTGAAGCCGTATGTTTTGCGCATGACAGCCATGAACACCAAAAGCTGATGCTGCGACAGACCCGCACGCATGACAGCTTCAAGGAGCTCATTGGCGATGCGCGTAAACCCATCGTCGAGATCTGCCACGCGCAGCTCCTGTAGTGCCACGACAGGCACAGGGAAATTGATTACCTCGGCAGTATTTGCCATAATTACTCCTGTGAATTGATCCAGTTAATTCGCGTAGAAAGCCGTTAGTGTTGCTGCACTGCGGCTTTCGCCTTTCTGTTCCCACTCATGCTTCAAAATCACCTTTCTCTCCCGGCCTGTTAGAAATCAGGATGGCCAGCAGCAGCGACATGTTCGGCAGCAGACTTTCCCGCCAGCGACTCACCGTCGACTTATTCACTCCGGCCACTTTGGCGATATTCGTGGTTCCCAGTTCAGCTATCTGGCTGTGTAACCAGCTTTCTATCCTGCGAGCCTCCACTTTGTTGCGTGTCGTTGAACTCTCCATTTGTGATACTTCCTCTGGTGTTGTTTGGAATGGCCGCTGGTTAGGCGGCCGGTGAATGCGCGCTCAGCAACTGAGCAAGGTCAGGCCTGATCTCTGCCGCCTTAATCTTGCCGTTGGTCGCAGACACGATTTTCATTACATAGCGAGCGTCAATTCCGCCGCCATGCAGCCAGCGCCAAACTGTCGGCTGCGCTACGCCACACAGATCGGCCAATTTTTTCTGACTGCCAGCGATATCAATTGCCTTCTGGATGGTTTTGTTCGTCATGTTCCAATTCCTATAAGTATTGGTGCAAAATGATAATAGCAATGCGTATTGGTTTTAGCAATAGCAAAACGTGTTTTGACCAGTAATACGCAAGCGTATAAATTTGAGATTATGAAAAAAGAAACTCTTGCAGATCGTTTAAACGAGGCCATGGCTTCGGCTGGAATGTCACAAGGGGCGCTTGCGAAGGCCTCAGGTATTGCTCAGCCAACCATTTGGCGCCTGGTGAGTGGAAACGCCAGGGGTTCAACAAAAATTGTCGAGATAGCTAATGCTTTGGGCGTCAGGTCTGAATGGTTATCAACCGGAAATGGACCGATGCGCGATGACGGCCAGCTCCCTCGCGCTGCCCAGGTTAAAAGCCAGGATACTGATGCATTCAGGATTGATGTGCTGGACCTTATGGTTAGTGCCGGGCCGGGCATCGTGAACCAGGAGTTCGTCGAGATTCTCCGTTCTGTTGAGTATGAGCCAGCTGAAGCCCGGCACATGTTCGATGGGCGTAAGGCTGAGAACATCCGGATCATCAACGTCCGGGGTGACAGCATGTCCGGCACGATTGAGCCGGGTGATCTGCTGTTCGTCGACATCAGCGTTAAGAGCTTCGACGGCGACGGGATATACGCCTTCCTGTACGACGACACTGCTCACGTCAAGCGCCTGCAGAAGATGAAGGACAAGCTGCTGGTTATCTCAGATAACAAGAGCTATGCAGCCTGGGACCCGATCGAGAAAGACGAAATGAATCGTGTTTTCGTGTTCGGCAAGGTGATCGGCAGCATGCCGCAGACGTACAGGAAGCATGGGTAAAGCCTTAGCACGCAGAGGAAGCATGTCTGATCTGATTATCCCAATACTCATTACTTTGCTGATTATCGGACTGGTTGGGATAGTGCTCAGGCTGGATAAAGTTTTCTTCAAGCGGAAGGATGAGCGGGATGACTTTGAGTGAGCCAGACCGGTAGTTCGATGTGTTTTTGGTAATGCCGAAGACGTACAGGAAGCATGGATAAGAGCGCTTCGCGGTTCCTCGCCGCCCAGAAGGGCAATAAAGCTTAAGTTCAGAGCAGCAATGAAGTACCCGGTGGAATCTATCACTAATCAATTAGTGGAATAAAAATGGAAGAAGACTCACAACCTGAAAAGAACATTACTATTCAAGAACCCTTGTTTAGTCTTGAGATTGTGGATTATAAGCCAGCAATGGGCACAGCTCACCTAAGGCATACAGTTATGGCCTCCGACGGTTTAGAGTATGCAATAAAAGGGGTTTCTGATGGTGATGCATCCGCTTTGACAGGGATTCCCCACCCAAAGCAAATTCCAGCATCAGAATGGCTATGTACTAAACTTGCTGAATTTAGTGGGCTTCCTACCCCGGCCTGTAGGGTTTTGATTGACCCGGATACAGGAGAGCACTTTTTTGGATCAAAATATGACCTGGCTGCCATGAGTAAGCCACAAGAAGAAATTAACTTTGCCGCTGAATTGATGTCCGGACCTTCTATTCTACGGAAGCAAGTATGGTCAGTTTACGCCTTCGATCAGTTCGTATTTAATATTGATAGGCATATTGGTAACTATCTGTACACTAAGAACCGATATGGAAACCTGACTATCCAAGCCTTCGATTTCAGCCTTGCAGCTATGGTTATGGGTTGGCCGAACAAAACCGACGCAGCCCTAATACCAATGGGCTACAACACCACAAACTGCTGGCAAGCGATCAAGCAGTTGACATATAATGATGTTTCGTGTAAAGCGCCTGCGGAAGCTGTATTGGATAAGCTATCCAGAATTAGCTCTAGCACGATAGAACGGATTTTTGAAGACATGCCGGAAGCATGGATCAATCCTTTGCAGAGGGATGCTCTGCTAACCTGGTGGTCAAGCGACGGCAGAATGAAACGAATCGACACTGTTAGAGGGGAGGTGCTGAAATGAATACATATAAATACAGTATTGTCAGAATAACACCGAACCCTGTCCGCGCCGAGACAATCAACGTTGGCCTTGTCGTCATGAAGCCATCTGGCCCAGATGTGCGCGTCATAGAAACCCCTACTAAACTAAAAGCTATTACAAATGATTTTGGGCTTGAAGCATTAGAAAATAGCCAGAAGCAACTGGAGACTATTTTAACTTCTGGCTTAAGCATCGAACAGGCTTCTCTCTTTTTCCAAGGTAGCTTTGCCTTGTCAAGCGTAGGTACATTTCATGCTGCCAATGAACGTGAATATGAATTAAAAATCAATGAATTAAATAAATTATTCATAACACCTGAGCGAGCGAAGAAAAGAACTGAAGTTTCTCAAAAAAGAATTATTACCGAGCTTAAGGATAGGTTTGAAAAAGAAGGAGTTATGGGTAAGAATCTCAAGGAAATTAGCGAGCATAAAGTGGTTCAGGGGTATCCGCTTTCTGAATCTGAAGGTCTTTATGCTGAACTTTTACTAAAAAATGGAATTTATCATTTAACTGAAACCTTAGATCTACGGATTTCCAATAATCGCCAAAAAATGGGTGAGTCAGCGTTTAAAGCTGTGACAATAAACGCAGCTAAGACCAAGTGGAATAACTGCGTGAAGACTTTTGTGGTTTATGCTGCTGATACACCTCAGGAAAAAGCGCACTCTCAGCAACTTAACTTGGTTGGAGGTTATGCTGACAATGTCTTCAACTTGCTAAGTAGCGAAGATATGTCTAAATACTACGATCATATGTTAGTCGCTGCCGGGAAAAGCCTTAATTTTAACTAACAAACTGTTGCCAGCACCCGGCCACCGCGCCGGGTTTTTACTGCCCTACTCTTCCCGCAGCATCAGCACATCCAGTGCCAGCTCTACTGCCAGATCTACCTGGTCACCCTGCCACAACACCTGAATCATCTCTATCAGCGCCTCTCTTGATGGCTCGCGCCTCTCAACCAGCAGCTGCATAACCGCTATCCCGATGACCTGCGCAATCTGCGGGTGCATCTCTGCGAAAAACTCATCCTCATTCGACATGGCGCTACCCTTTTTGGCGTTTTTTTGAGCATAACAGCACAATAGGAAAAAATAAATTCATTTAGCTATCAATGATTTAATAGCAATAGCTATCAAATAATAACAATACGTATTGCTATGGTTAATACTCATTGCTATTATCATCTCATCCAAACAACACCGGCAACGCCGGGGTGAAGTCAAAACGTCCCGTTAGCCGCGATAAGGCAAAGGTGAAGAGATGATCCGCGAAGAAGACAAGCCTGCATGGCGTAATTTTTGGTTAAAGGTCGTTCCGTTTTTGGTTGCTGTTCTCGCAGTTAGCTATCCGTGCTGGGGTGGCAAATGAGCAAACAAGGCATTCGTTCACTGATTTACTGCCTGCTGATCTGCGGCGTTATCTGGTCGGCTGTTGTTATCAAAATTCTGCACGTTACGGGGGTGTTCAATGGCTAACTCAATTCCTAACAGCGGACGCGCCGTGATGATGCGTAACGCTAAAACTGGCGCCACCTGGAAGGTTTCACGTGACTACCTGAAAGAAACCTTCTGGTTCGAGCCACAGGGCAACCTGCGCCACATTCGCAAAGCATTTGAGGCACGCGACCTGCTGCCGAATCTGGTTCCAGCCGGGACGCATTAACCGCGCATATCAGCGCACGAATTTAACTGAGCTATCAGGCAGCCAATACGGTGCCGGGATTCTTACAACCAAATTTCAGGGGAAACCATGAGCGAAATAATGGATTTAGTCGTCATCGAGAAAAAGAACGCGATGGCGGTTTTCACCAATAACGACCAACTCGATCCGCTTATCGAAGCGATCGAAAAAGAGGCTCGCAGTCTGGTGCCGGACGTGACCACCAAAAAAGGCCGCGATGCTATCGCATCCATGGCTCACAAGGTCGCGCGCTCTAAAACCTACATCGACAACGCAGGTAAAGCCCTGGTCGCTGAGCTGAAGGCGCTGCCAAAGCAGATTGATGAAAGCCGCCGCGTTGTCCGTGAGCGTCTCGATGCACTGAAAGATGAAGTGCGTCGCCCGTTGACCGAATGGGAGGCGGAGCAGGAACGCATTAAGGCCGAAGAAGCCATGAACGCCCTTCACGTCGAAGCACTGGCCATGAATGAAGAGTTCGATCGGCAGCTGGCAGCTCGGATTGAGTCTGACCACGAAATGGCCATGCTGATGAATGACGCTTTCGACCGAGAGCAGGCAGATAAAGCAGCTGAGGCTGAGCGCCAGCGCATTGCCCATGAAGAAGAAATTAAGCGAATGGCAGCCGCCGCAGCAGCCCGAGAAGTTGAGCAGCGCGCACAGCGTGAACGTGAAGAAGCGGCGCATCGCGAAGCTGTGTTGAAAGCACAAGCTGAGCAGGCAGAGCGAGATCGCATTGCAGCCGAGAAGAAAGCTGAGGCTGACAAGCAGGCCGCTATCGAAGCGGAGCGCCGCAAAGCTCAGGAAGAAGCCGATCGCATCCGCCGCGAGGCAGAGCAACGCGAACAGGCCCGCCTGGCTGAGGAGAAACGTAAAGCCGATGAGCAGGCTCGCCGCGAAGCCGACGTTAAGCACCGCAAGGCTGTAGGCACTGAAATCGTCAAAGCTCTTCTGGCCAATACCAGCCTTACTCGGGATCAGGCTATCGAGGTGCTTACAGCGGTTAAAGACGGCCGCATTCCCCATACCGGTATCAGTTACTGAGGTGCTTATGAACGCATACCGCGCATACGACGCTATCGAAGAAAGGAAATGGGCTGAACAGTCGCTAACCGAAGAGAAGCAAAAGTGGATTGACGATCGGGCGCAGGAAATTATCGACGCCCTGCCGAAAGAGCCGTCAGGCCTGTTCCGCTTCTCTGTGCCGATGGACAAAAGCCCATACGAAGGCCTCCGCAGCGATGCAGCTGGCGAGGCATATAACGATCTCATCTCGGCAGTAGCTTACGCCCAGGCGGAATATGACTGGGACCACCGCACCGGCTGCCCGTTTTAACTTTGGGGAATAACAATGGCTAACGAACTTGTGATTACAGCCGGCTCTCTTGCTGAGAGAGGTATTGACGGCGCTACCTGGAGCGCCCTCAAAAACAGTATTTACCCTGGCGCCAAGGATGAGTCGGTGATGATGGCACTGGACTACTGCCGGGCCAGAAACCTTGATCCGCTTCTTAAGCCCGTTCATCTGGTGCCAATGAGCGTTAAGGACTCGAAGTCGGGAAAAAGCGAGTGGCGCGATGTGGTTATGCCTGGCATCGGGCTTTATCGGATTCAGGCCGATCGCTCCGGTTCTTACGCTGGCGCAAAAGAACCAGAGTTCGGCCCGGACGTCACTCTGACGCTTACCGGTATTGAAGTGACCGTGCCTCAATGGTGCAAGTACACGGTCAGCAAGCGCATGCCCAGCGGGGAGATCGTCGAATTCAGCGCGAAAGAATACTGGGTTGAGAACTACGCAACCGCCGGCCGCGACACTACCGCGCCAAACGCAATGTGGAAAAAGCGCCCCTATGGCCAGCTGGCGAAGTGTGCCGAGGCTCAGGCTCTGCGTAAGGCGTGGCCTGAAATTGGCCAGCAGCCCACTGCCGAAGAGATGGAAGGTAAAACACTGGAAGTTGATGCGCGTGACGTAACGCCGCGAACCACGACAGAGGCGCTCCCCCTGGTGGCCAGTGAGGAAACGTTGCAGGCAATTACCGACCTCCTGACGTCCCTGAATAAGGACTGGGAGCAGGACTTCCTGCCTCTGTGCAGCAACATCTTCAAGCGTGACATTTTCCAGGCATCACAACTCACCGAAGAAGAAGCGCAGAAAGGCTTTAGCTTCCTCCAGAAAAAAGCGCAGGTGGCAGCATGACACCAGAAATTATCCTCGAACGAACTGGCATTGACGTTACCCGCGTTGAACAGGGAGATGAATCCTGGCACCGCTTACGCCTGGGCGTGATCACCGCCTCGGAAGTCCATAACGTCATTTCGAAGCCGAGATCAGGCACCAAGTGGACTGACATGAAAATGTCTTATTTCCACACGCTGCTCGCAGAGGTATGCACCGGCGCGGCGCCGGAAGTTAACGCCAAGGCGCTGGCCTGGGGAAAACAGTATGAGGCCGACGCTCGAACCCTGTTTGAGTTCACCACCGACGTGAAGGTAACGGAGTCACCGATCCTTTTCCGTGACGAAAGTATGCGCACCGCCTGCTCACCAGACGGCCTGTGCAGTGATGGCCGCGGCCTTGAGCTGAAATGCCCTTTCACCTCTCGCGACTTCATGAAGTTCCGGCTTGGCGGCTTCGAGGCTATCAAATCCGCCTACATGGCCCAGGTGCAATTCAGCATGTGGGTAACCAGGAAGGACGCCTGGTATTTCGCGAATTATGACCCTCGCATGAAGCGAGAAGGCATTCATCACGTGGTTGTTGAGCGCGACGACAAATACATGTCCGACTTCAACGAAATGGTGCCGGAGTTCATCGAGAAGATGGACGAATCGCTGTCGGAGATCGGTTTCACCTTCGGGGAGCAGTGGAAATGAAACATTACCGCGACGCCATAACCGTAGGAAAAGTGAAGTGCATGTACTCCGTCCTCCATCGTGGCTGGCTAATGCCATCTGGTGAAGTGGTAAGAAACCCGTTAAAGGCTCAGCGGCTGGCTGAAGAGCTGGACACGAAAAGAGGTGCGCAATGAACCGCTACTCACTTATCTATGCTGACCCGGCCTGGTCTTACGGGAACACGATCAGCAACGGTGCCGCCGTCGATCACTATCCCACCATGAGCTTGCTCGATATGAAGCGGCTCCCGGTGTGGGAGCTCGCCGCGGATAACGCTGTGCTGGCGATGTGGTACACCGGCACCCACAACCAGGAGGCGATCGAGCTGGCTGAAGCCTGGGGCTTTACGGTTCGCACGATGAAGGGTTTCACCTGGGTGAAGTTGAATCAGCTAGCCGAGCTGCGCATTACCAAGGCTCTGGCAGAGGGAAATGTGACCAACTTTTACGACTTCCTCGACCAGCTGAATGCCGAGACGCGCATGAACGGTGGCAACCATACCCGCGCCAATACCGAAGACGTGCTGATCGCCACCCGCGGCGCCGGGCTGGAACGCAAGCACGCTGGAATTAAGCAGGTGGTCTACAGCCCGCTCGGCGCGCACAGCGAGAAACCGTGGGAAGTTCGGCACCGCCTGGAACTGCTCTACGGCGACGTGCCGCGGATTGAGTTATTCAGCCGCAGCGCAGCGCCAGGCTGGAGTCACTGGGGTAACCAGTGCGCCACCGCTTCAGTTGAGCTGATACCTGGATGCGCCATCGATGTTGTGAAGACGGAGGCAGCATGAGCGCGGCGGCTTACTACAACGAGATTGACCCATTCGCGGCGCAGTGGCTGCGTAACCTCATAGCCGCCGGGCATATCGCCCCTGGCGAAGTTGACGAACGGAGTATTGAAGATGTCACACCTGACGACCTCAGAGGATTTACCCAGTGCCACTTTTTCGCCGGTATCGGCGTCTGGTCCCATTCCCTCCGCCTCGCCGGATGGCCTGACGATCGCCCGGTCTGGACTGGCTCCTGCCCGTGCCAGCCTTTCAGCGCGGCAGGCAAAGGAGATGGGTTTGCTGACGAGCGGCACCTTTGGCCCCACTTCTTCCATCTCATCAGCGAGCGCAGACCTCAGCATGTCTTTGGCGAACAGGTTGCAAGCGGTAACGCAAATGCTTGGTTCGACCTTGTACAAGCAGACCTGGAAGGACTGGGATACGCCTTCGGGCTTGTGCCGTTTACGTCAGCGGGCATCGGTGCGCCGCACATCAGAGAGCGGGCCTACTGGGTGGCCAACGCCTACAGCGTCATCAGTGACCGGCGCGGGAACGTCCGGGCGCCAGGGCGGGAGCAAGACTCAACAGCGCCTGCAGGACTTCGCGGGGATTATCGGGCCCTTGAGGTTAACGGTTTTTGGCGAGATGCGGACTGGCTCTTTTGTCGAGATGGAAAATGGCGTCCAGTTGAACCCGGCACATTCCCGCTGGTTGATGGGGCTGCCGCACGCATGGGACGAGTCGAGCCCGGGGTGGCAAGAGTGGCAAGCAGCAACCGCGTCGGCCGCCTGAAAGGGTACGGTAACGCTATAAACGCCAAGGCAGCTGCGGCTTTCATTCGCGCTTATATGGGGGGCGTATGACGCCAGAAGAAAAGAAAAATGCGCTCAGAAGCATCGCGCGCAGGGCTAACGATGAGGTTAAGGCAAAGCGTCGTTCATCCCCCGCTTTGAGTTGTGACGAGATATCACGACCGATCCTCAACGGATGCATGCCGCTGATAAAGCAGCTTGGGTTAACGCCAAGCCATCTCTATGTGGAGATAGGTATTTTGAACGGATATATAAAGGAGCGCTGACATGCCAGAAATCATTGATCAGGCCAACGAGCTGGCAGAGCGCCGGCTGGAAATGACCATCCAGAACATGCGCATCAATCATGCGGCGGTTTCAGCTACTCACTGCCGCGACTGCGGGGAAGAGATACCCGAACGGCGCCGGGAACTGGTGGCAGGATGCCAGCGCTGCGCTGATTGCCAAGAAGAAGAGGAATTACGCGGTAAGCATCGGAGGTGATAAATGCAGACAATTATCCAGATCGAGCCAAACGAATGGGTTTCAGAGGACTTGCTGATGGCAGTCACTGGTATGAAGCGCGGCACTATTACACGGGCTCGTAAATCATCTTGGCTGCTTGGCCGGGAGTATAAGCACGTTTCCCCTGAAGGAGAGCCTAAGCCAACCAGCGAATGCATGTACAACCGCAAAGCGGTAGACGCATGGATTCAGGCTCAAAAGCAACCATTGGGTGATCGGGCGGTATGAAACAGGTAAACTTGCAACGCTCCTGGACGTCGGGAGGGATAAATGAGTAAAGAATCATACCCAACGGGCGTTGAGAACCACGGAAAGTCACTCCGCATATGGTTCATTTTTAAAGGTAAGCGTGTCAGGGAAAACCTCGGTGTCCCTGACACCGCTAAAAACAGGAAGGTGGCCGGGGAGCTGAGAACGTCAGTTTGTTTCGCTATCCGCATGGGGACCTTTGACTATGCGGCCCAATTCCCCAACTCGCCAAATCTGAAAACTTTCGGCATCGGGACGAAAGATATCACCGTAAAAGATCTGTCTGAAAAATGGCTTGAGCTTAAACGGATGGAGATCTGCGCTAATGCCATAAACAGGTACGAATCGGTAGTGAGAAGCATGCTGCCGAGGGTTGGCGCGAATAAGCTGGTTTCGTCTGTGACAAGAGAAGAGCTTCTCTATATCAGGAAGGATATGCTGGCGGGGGATAAAGGGTTGAGTGTGGTGACGGTAAACTACTACATGACCACGATCGCGGGTATGTTTCAGTTTGCTGTTGATAATGGCTATGTGAGTGAAAACCCGTTTAACGGCATCAAGCCGCTAAAGAGGGCCAGGATAGAACCAGATCCGCTCACACGTGATGAATTCGTTCGCTTCATAGATGCCTGCAAGCATCAGCAAACGAAAAACCTGTGGTCAATTGCGGTATACACAGGATTACGTCACGGCGAGCTGGTATCCCTCGCATGGGAAGACATAGATCTGAAAACTGGAACGATGACCATACGCCGGAATTATACGAAACTCGGTGATTTCACTCTACCAAAAACCGAAGCCGGTACCGACAGGGTCGTTCACCTGATCAAGCCAGCCATTGACGCTTTGAGGAACCAGGCGGAAATGACCAGGTTAGGCAGGCAGTATCAGGTTGAGGTACAACTGCGGGAGTATGGCCGAACGGTCATTCACGACTGTACATTTGTGTTCAATCCTCAGTTGGTTAAAAACAGTGGCAGCGTAGGTTACCTGTACAAAGCCGATTCAGTTGGTGACTCATGGGATGCGGCGCTTAAACGGTCAGGTTTAAGGCACCGCAAGGCGTATCAGTCGAGACACACTTACGCCTGCTGGTCGCTGTCTGCCGGGGCCAACCCGAGTTTCATTGCCAGCCAGATGGGACACGCCAGCGCCCAGATGGTTTTCAATGTTTACGGCGCCTGGATGGCCGACAGCAGCAGCGATCAGATTGCTATGTTGAACCAGAAATTATCGGACTTTGCCCCATCCATGCCCCATGGCATGGCGATAGGAATATGA